AAGACCTGTTCTGGAGTCATCGTGTGCCCCCTCAGAGAGGCAACTGGTTGAATTTTGGAATGAAGTGCAGGCGTGCGGCATCGTTGGCGAGTTCGCCACGAATCTTATCACCCAAATTGCCGGCGATCAATTCCGGTTCAATATTCTTCTCTGCGCAGTAGTAGATTATGGCATCCAGATAGGACATCCGTTTCGCCACGACCAACCGTTCAATTATTTGCGCAAGTATTTCTGCATCCGTGTCTTGAGGAAGTGTTGGTGTCGGCATAATATTATTAAATTGGCAATCAAAAGGTGCTGGTTTCTGTTGCCAAGATTTCCAGCGTCTCCGATAGCCCTGTTACCAGGATATCAATTTGCAACCTTTTAGGCCGCGATTTCGAACTGGTTATCAGTTCTTGTTTGGCTCTATTTTACGCCAGCGCCTTGGCGATAGCCTCCCCGCGTCCATACAATCTCCGTCGAAACTTGTTCGCCCCCATAAATTTCAAGAAAACCTGTTCTGAAAATGGTGGAGGCGGCCGGTACTGCCCCGGCGTCCGAAGACCATTGACCGCGCTTCAACGACTATACCAGTAATTATATCACACACATTGTCAAAAATCAAGGTACCTAGGCACACCCCTGGCGGCGCTTCCCCCACACAAATTTTGTGGGAGCCGGTCGCCGACACTTGCCAATGTGCCATGCGCAGCATCACGCTCGGAGAGAAGCGGCGATTCTACACCCCAATCAATGTCAAGTTCGGGGTCATTCCACGCGATGCCTACTTCGTCTGACGCATCGTAATGGGTCGTGCATTTATATTCGACTTCAGCATCGTCACTCAGTACGCTGAACCCGTGCGCAAACCCAGCGGGTACATAGACTTGTTGATATGAGTCGGCCGAGAGGTCAATCGATACCCAACGCCCAAACATCGGCGAACCCGGCCGCACGTCGACGGACACGTCACGAATGGTTCCCCGTAAGACGCGAATGAGCTTGCCCTGCGGCCGTTTGACTTGCAGATGCAATCCTCGGACGGTCCTAGCCACCGACCGTGAAAAGTTATCCTGCACAAACGGGCCTGGAATGCCGAATGCGCGATACTTTTCTGTGTGGAACGATTCATAAAACACTCCACGGGGATCTGAATACACGTCGGGTTCAAGAATGATTACGCCCGGCAGATCCGTTTGTTCGGCGTGGAGATGGGCGACGGGTTCTTCGTTTGTCATCGGTGTCCTCACTAAAAAGAGTACTCTTTGTTAATCATTCCAAAATGTTCTGAACCACTTCGGCCTTCGTGGTCTGAACACTACAACCATCGAGGGGAACGGCGCGGAGTTTCCACTGCCACTAAACTTCAACCGTCCGGCGAGTAATCGAATTTCTACGCCTTCCCTCGGCTTCCACTTGTCCTTATCATAGATGTATTGATGGAACATCTTTGTGTCTGTTCTTACGGGGAGTAGCGCGACCGTTAAGAACCCACGGAGCCGTTCTTCTGCGGCTTTCTGTATGAACTGTTTGCAAAGCCGTCGGGAGTAGGGTGGGTTAAGCCAGCCACGGCGGCCGAGTGCGCCCCAATTCTGAACAAGCGCATTATCTGCTGTGGTGAAATATTTCTCGCACTTGGTGTTGTCTTGATTTGCCGCCAAGTCGTGGGTGAAATCAAACTCTTCGTGTAGGGTATCAAAGACCTGTTGTGGAGTTACCCATTCATCAGACGCCGAAGAAAACATAACATTTGACATGCAGTAATTATACCCTACGTTGTGTGATAGTGCAAGTAGTATTCCTTGATGCGTTTGCGCAAGCCGTCGAATTCGTCCGCGAGGGTTGTCTCAAAGACCTCCAGGCCCTCCGGCGAAACGATGGGGAAGATGATACGCTTGACTTTTCGCCCCGTATGTTCAAACACACAGAGGCTGTAGAAACAGCCTTGCAGAAAGTAGTCCAACACATAGTCGCGTTTCTTCGGTCGACGTGATGTTTTGAAGTCGACAACTGCCAACTCCCCATCCACTGTTGCGAGCAAGTCGACGCGCCCTGCAACCTTCAGGTGTGCGCTGTACATGTCTGATTCCTGTCCGTGGACGCGCTGGACGTGTTCGTCAAGCCATGGACGCATATCTCTCCAGAACTGTTGAACGTCGTCTGTGAGCGTCGCCACCGCGTCCTCGACCTGGTCGGCTTCGTTGTTGATATAGGATTCTGCCAGAAGATGTAGCGTTGTGCCACGTGCGGTGGACTCTTTGGTGATTCTGTTTGCTTCGGTTACGCCCACGCGCTTCCGCCAAGCGGTGAGTTGTGGCTTGGGTCTGGCACCCAACACACGCGTGATTGACGGGTATTCATTTCCGGCATGATTGCCGTCAAGGACCCGGTAGATTCGGCCGACGCGCTGATTGACTTGTTCGATGCGGGGGAAGGTATACGGTTCATGCTCAAAAGTTTTCATGATATTACTTGGGTGTTACTCGGGGACGTTAATGGTCGAACCTCGGTGTTCGCTCTTGATATTTCGAAGAAGGTCTTTGAAAGTTTCGGGCACCTTCAGTCCGCCGCGGTTTATGGAATAAGACACACCCGGCGCGGTGATCTCTTTTACGATGGTGTCCTTACTCTTACATTTTGGGCACGGTTGGGTTGTTGGATAATTGCGCCCGGAGATAGGGAGATTCAAATCGACTACTTTGAAATCACAGTCGTCGTCCGTACATGAATACGAGTAATTGGGCATGATGGGGTTCCTAGTTAAGAATGGTGTCGTCGTCGTTCGGCCAATATAAATTAGGGTCTTCGAGGGCAATTGATGGTTTCGGGGCATCCGCCTCAAAGTGAGTCATAACCATGAGAAATTGGCGCAGGGCCCGGCTCATTAAATTCAACCACCGTCGCCCGGCCGTTCCGGTCACTGTTAGTCGAAGACGCATTTCCGCCGTGTTGATGAACATGAGGATAAGATCAAGCTGCATCTCTGGCGGCATATGATCATATATTTCCTGAATCTGCTCACGTCGTGCATCGTAATCTTCTAGCCTGGACTTAGCGGTGCCGGGTTCCTCCTTGCGGTAGCGAATGGGAAAAATATCAACAGAATCCATATTACTATCACCCACCAACTTCTTCGTCTGGTTCTCCATCAGGTTCTTCATCATTTGCAAGCCACACTTGAAGTCGTTGATACGATTCTTCGGTTAGTCGTATTTCGGTTGGTGCGCCAAGTATCTGTCGAATGGCGTACAAGAGACCACATGCACCGATAAAGAATTCGGTTGTAGTCGCAGAGAAGCGGAGATATAATATTGCGAGAAAAAGTGATATCGCAACCGACGCAATTTTAATCGCTTTGCGTGTATTGAATACTTCGATGTATTGCAAACCCAATCGCAAGTCGAGTAAAGAACGTGCCGCTTTATCGGCGCTTTCGTCATCCATCTATCTATCTCCTATCGAAAATACCGCAGGTCAAACTGTTGTTCCAGCAAACCAGGAAACGCTTCGTTGACGACGGCTTTTGTACAACGATAGGTGCTGGGAAATTTACCGTCCTTCAGCGCCAACACAATCGCCACTTCATCGACATGAAGTCGTTCCAGCAATTGCTGAAACAATTGTTCGCGTCGACGCGGCAATACAGGCGACCCGCCTTTGATGAACAGGTAGAGTATGCGAAGTTCGCGCAGCAAATGTGAGGGCGTCAATCCGATGGGGCCCACATCCTGTTTGAACGGCGGCGCGCCTGGCGGCATCTCCCACTCAACGTCCGAGTGTGCGAGCTTCAACAGATACCCCAGCCCTGTCGAATAATGCCCTTGCAGCCACGCAACTTTATCCGCGGCTTTCGTCAGTGTCTTCTGGTGTGTGAGAATTTCTCCAAGCTGTCGAGCTTTCATAGTGATACCTCTGGCGTTGGTGCCGCAAGCAAACGGCAAATGTTCTTGAGTGACGTGACGGCAATGGCCATTTCGTTCTCGCAGTCGGCGGTCCATCGCTGCGTCTGTTTGTAGTGCTTCAGTAATTGACGACAGACAACCAACGTGTGTTGTTGATACTGCGCGTGGCGTTCCTCCGGTGTTAGTTCAGGTGCATCCGGCCTGCCCGCGGCCAATCGTTCGTCCCGTGCTTCTCGCGTTTCGAATGGGACAAGTATACCAGACATTATTCAATCACCAACATTTCAACTGGTGGGCCTTTCTTAATGGCCGACTCCAGCAACGCCTTCCACGCAGGAATTCGCGACTCAAACGAATAGAACTGCTGATAGTAATTGCTCTGTGCCTGCAACGTATATTCCGTATGCTTGCTGCTGTAAGCATCCAACGCCTCTCGCATACGCCCGACAGTATTGACGATCATGGCCTCTGGGCGTTCATCGTATGGGAACATCCACGCCCACTCTGCACACGTCTCTGGCAACGCCCCGTAATTACTGGTGATGACGAGACAACCTGCCATCATGGCTTCTTGCACAGCCATACAGGAGGTTTCCGCATACACTGAAGGATAGACAAACACATGCGACTCGTCCAACGCCTGACGCACGTCCGCATTCGGCTGTGTGCCGTGATAGATGATACACGGATTCTTTCTGAGAATATCATACAGCGGTTCGAACTCTTTATCCTGCTCGTGCCATCCGTAAATATTCAACGAAGAATACACATGGAGTTCCCAATCCTCACGCTCTTTCGCTAGCACCTCGGCCGCAGCACCGAGAATGGCAAGTCCCCGATGTGGAGTGGAGGTATAGATGAACTTGAGCTTGCCGTCGTAGGGTTTGGGAAAAGACGATTCGCGATAGGGGACCCCATTCTTAATGACGGTGCCTTCACTATATGGAATACCGAGATACATATTATACTGCTGTTGCTGCCAGTGTGAAGCGAACACAATGTGATTAAACTTTGTGCGATAACTCTGGTCCTTCAACGCAGCGGACGCGGGGTCCTGCGGCAAATCCTGACACCACAAGATACGCGGCTTGTCTTCAAAGGTATAGTTCTCGGGACGCGACATCATAATCTGTACCTGACTGGTCAGTTCAGGCAGCGCCTCTTGCAGATTGGCGAGAATGAGTTCGGTACCGCCGAGGGGTTTGCTTGGTGCTATCACATCAGACATAATTATTTACTATCCTTTGGAGTAATGATTCTTGGCATTATATCCCGTAACGACGAAATTGCTTTTTGAGATTTGGCGCGTATGCGGGCCGCCGCATTGAGGACAGCAAGAGTCTTTCGAATCTTGGAGGGTTTGGAAAGCCAACTCACGAGTGGTTTGACAACGTTCACAATAAAAATCCCATCGCGGCATATATGCACAAACACATTCTTAACGAGGTACGATGATATTTATAAGTGGAGCCGATGGAGGGATTCGAACCCCCGACCTTCACCTTACAAGAGTGTTGCTCTACCACTGAGCCACATCGGCGTATTAAATGTTAAAACGTCACAGAGAAGAGCCCACCGATACGATTAATCGAGGTGCCTGATGTTGTTCCGATGTACGGCGACACCCAGAGATTCGTGAGAGGATGCGCCCCGCTCATGATCGTGCCGAGGTTCAAGGATACGGGTAGCACACCGAAGCTCGTCTCGGTGTTGTTGTGTGCGACCACAGGTGTAGCTATCGCCCAGCGTGTCTTCTCCGTGCTGCGATTGTTGCCTCGCTTCAGCCAGGGCGTTCCAACGAATACCGTGAGTGACGATTCACCACTGGGACCAGCGATACGCCCCACGCCTCCCTGCACCCCAAACTTGACGTACCAATGCGGAGGAGTGGCAGCTGCCGCAATGGTTGTCGTCTCGGTAACGGGAATGGGTGTGCGCGTCTCACCCGGTCCGATTTCGTATAAACGAATCAGATTGGTCGGCACATTTTTTTCATTGCGCCCTGTGGTATTCAGAATTAGAAATTTCTGTGTCAACGTGTATTTTGCATCTGTGCCTTCGGCCAGAAAATTCAATCGGAAGTCCTTGAACGCCACGCGAGACTGAACAGGCGGCACCAACGGCGGCGGTGATTCTGGGGAAAGCGCGGACATCCACGGCGGCGCAACGTAAGGCAAACCGGCGATGGGAATGTGCCCAACTGTTGGTACATTGGGCGCCGCTTCAATGGGTGTTGTTGTTGCGACGCCACCACCTTCTGAGGTTGCTGATGCGAGTGACATCGACAACTGCGCTACCAATACTTCAAGATCCCTGTTCTCAGCGAGAAGGGTATCCACGGAAGGTATGTCGGCTGGCGCAATGTAACCCTCGACAACCTCTGGGGTTAGTTCCTCCACCGGAACTTGAATGGTGGTGACGCCCGGCGCAGGATGATCGATGGCAAGAACTGGTGTTGCCTCATCCGGCCCACTCAAGCGCCCTGTGACAAAGACGAGCCCCAAGACGGAGATCGCCCCCACAGTTTTCATAACACGTAGAGATGGCATTGCCACGCGTGGCAATTCTTCAATAAACATACTCACAACCTAACTCTTTCTTATCTATTCCGTTTGCGACTTTGCGCGGCTATTGCTCTGCGCCGCCGGTTCTTGTTCTTCCGAGCCTGTATGTTAGTTTTCTGACGCTGTTGCCGCCCCGCTGCGGCGATAGTGCGGCGTATGTGCGAGAGTTCTTTGGCTTTCAATTCTGCCCTTGCCAACAATGCGTCGGGCGAGGGGTCCGTCTCGGGTGTTAGTTTCACTGGCGACGTATCCGTCGTCGGCGCTTCACCTTCAGGAAAGGTAACTTCATACTCCATTGTCTGACCTCATAAAGACGGGTGTCCATAAAAACAAATCTGTCATAAAGAATTATACCACATTATTGTACTGGGAGCAATTCAGTCTGCATCTCATGTGCCTTGGCGACCGATTCAAGTGCGTTGGTAAGCTGACTATTGATAGCTATAAGCGTTTCCTCATGTCTGTGTGCTTCGTAGAGGAAGAC